TGGAGTTCATTACTGAGTTTCTTGCTGACCGTATTGTGTTTAAGAATAAGAAAAGAAATGAAGTCGCAATACAAATTATGAAAGGCACAAGAGCAGAATCTACTTCTGATGTAAACAGATTGCTTGCATTAAGTATCTCAACATTAACAGAAGAGGAAATTGTAAAATTACAGAAACAGATTGATGAAACAAATAAGACTTTGGAATTTTGGAATACGACAACTCCAACCGAGCAATTCATCACTGACTTAGAAGGTATAAATAATTGAATAAGTTATGGACAATTTGGAAATACGCCTTAGGTGGATTCTCCGATGACAAAACAGAACCTTACGATAATTACGTTGCTTTGCTTCGAACTGTTATCGTAGGAGTTAACTTTTTAACTTGCTTTTTTATTATGGCAAATGTAATACATAATTGGTAAAATGGAAAATAAACATTTAAACTTGAATCTATTAACAGAAGGATTACCCTTAACTGATGTTCAAACCCTTTATCACGAATTCTTTTACAGAAAAGATTATCAATGGTGGCGTGATGTTCAGCCAGGTGATGTCGTTGTTGATATTGGCGCTTGTGTGGGGTTTTTTGTTTGTCACGCTCTTGACCGTAACGCTTCTCGTATCGTTGCTGTCGAGCCTTCGAGGCCTCATCTCAAAACACTCATAAGAAACATATCAGATTATTTTATTGACCACGGAAAGGTCCCTGTCTTACCTATTGAGGCTGGGATTGGTTCAACTGCGAATCACTTTGCGAATGTATATTCAGACCATAAAGATTATAAGAAAATGTCTTTCTTAGATTTGGTGATGGATTATAATATTCCAAAGATTGATTATTTAAAAATTGATTGTGAAGGTGGTGAATACGGTATCTTTACTGAAATGAACTTTCCTTACTTAAGAAACAATGTTGGACACATGGCGGTAGAGTTTCATATGAACGCATACTCAGGTTGTGTTAAACAATGGCAAAAATTTAGAGACGGTTTATTACAGCAGTTCGATACTGATAAAGTAAGATTCCTTGAACATGAAGATAGGGAAAAAGCTTACGACGATAAGTTCTTAGCAAAAGGCGACTTTGATAAATGGAGTTCCTTTATGTTGTTTATTACCAATTCTTAACATATAGCATAAAGGTTGATGGCAGGTGATCCATAAAATCATCATACCAAATCTTTTCTGCTAATGATTGGTCTTTAAACAATAAACGAGGTTTCAGCGGAGTTAGTATTTCTTCTCTCCACTTACGGAAGATCTTTTCTGTATTATATCTTTTATCTAAATAAACTCTTATCGCAATAAATCTTGTTCGGTCCATACAGAAAGGAAGAATCTCTTTACATAGAATATTGAATTCTGAACCCCAAGCATCTATCTTTAAATAATCAATAAACTCCAAATCGTTCCAATAAGTAATTTCTGCAAGAGACATTAATCGACATTCCTCTTCTTCAATCATCGTATCTGATTTGTAAATACTTTGACGGTCAATGTCTTTTCCAATACATGCATTGATTGCTTTGAACTTTACTTGCTCAGGTGGAGTATCAAGCATGTGGTCAGAACAGTTTTTAATCGCGGCTTTAAGTAATCTTTTATTTGGTTCGATGATTAAGACTTTACTTGCTCCTGCATCTAAAGCTTTCTTTGAAAATAATCCAATACCTGCTCCGATGTCGACAACAGTACCGCCTGGTTGAATCTCTGTCCACCAATCGTAGTCTTTACCGAAATACATTTCGTTGTATGCGAAGGCAATTTGTTGCATTGATAGGTCTGCTGTATCAAGACCTAAAGGTGAGTTGTTCTGTAGATTGTTTTCCATGATTTAGTCCAAATGAATAAATAGTAATAACCAATTAATAAAACTATTTATTAGGAAACACAATGGCTGAGATTATTAATAACTATCTTTCACCTACAAATTTCACAATCAGTATTGAAAGATTGCCTAATGTTGAATTTTTTACACAAAAGGCAAGTGTACCAAGTTTGTCTGCTACGGCGATTACAATGGGTGCACCCACAAATCCGTTTTATGAAGTTCAACAACAAATGTCTTACGGTGATTTAGACTTAACCTTTATTGTTGATGAAAATATGAACAATTATCAAGAAGTCTTATTATGGATGGAAGGAATCTCTGGTGCTGAATCTACAAACCAAACAAAAAGTTTACTTGCTGGGAGTGGATTTAAATCTGATATTATTTTAACAATTACAAATTCCCACAAGAACCCTCACGTTCAGTTTACATTCCAAGATTGTTTCCCAACATCATTAGGTGCAATATCCCTTGATGTAAATGTTACTGATGTTGCCTATGCAACTTGTAATGTGACAATGAGATACAATCTTTTTAAGATGGTTCAATTATAATCAGCTATTGACATCTTAACGGTTTTAGTATATAATAGTACCGTTAATAAAAGTTTGAGATAGATTATGGACACAAATGATATAGCAGCCCTATGGGCACAAGACTCTCCAATTGATGAGACAAACCTTGTCGGCGAGAGTAAAAGAATTCCACAATTACACAGCAAATATTATAATCTTTATTATAAGGAAGTCTTGCGTGTAAAGAAACTTAAGGCTGAATATAAAGAACTTGAAATGGAGAAGCGTAATTATTACGACGGCTCGATGGATGAATTGACTTTAAAAGAAAAAGGTTGGAAACCATTTCAGTTAAAAGTATTAAGAAATGATTTGGACAAATACATTCAAGCCGATAAAGATATTATTCAAGCAAGTCTTAGAATTGATTTCCATACTGCGAACGCAAACTATCTCGAAGATATAATTAAAACAATACATAGTAGAAACTTCGTAATAAAGAATATGATTGACATACTGAAGTTTCAGTCTGGAGATTATTGATGTATGGAAAATTAAAAGAATGGTGGTCTGGGAAACCTGAACCTAAAGTAATTGATATGATGGCGGACGATGTTGACCCAAACGAGGTTACTATCGAAAACGCCTATAAGACAAGGTGGATTTGGTATCATACGATTTTAGCAATCGGTATCTTTTTCACCAATATATTATTAACAGCAATCTTAGTGATCTTGGCAATTAAATTATGAACCCTTACACAGATGACATTCCGTTAGAGATAAAAGAAACCATTTATAATGGCTTTTGTCATATACAACAAATAGAAGGAATAACTCCAAGAGTAAGACAAGGAATGCTTCTTGCATTAACGAGTATGTTAAAAGAATACGGTTGGGCTGTCATTGGTATTACTGAAGCAGCTGCATTACGTATTAAAGAGAATGAATACAAACGACCAAAGAAAATTAATCGTGCACATATCTATTCAAGAAAAGAAACAGCAGATATTTTATTTTCGAGAGATTGGACCTTTGAAGAATTTTGGGATTTCTTTTTAGAACGTGATTGTTGTATATTAGCAACATCAAAAGAAAATTATTCAAAAGACCCTGAAGACTTGTGGAGACAGGTACCAAAAGGTATGTTTCAATCAGTTGGGTTTGCGTTTCGAGTAGGTAAAGAAGAAGCAAGTTGGCTTCAAGAGCAATTATGAGTGAACGAATAGAAATAGAATATATCAATTCAGTGTATATGCGTATCAAAGCTGATGCGGGTATGAAATCTGAATTGTCTGAGTTCTTTGCCTTTAAACCTGAAGGTTATCAATTCAGTCCAAAGTATAAAGCAAGAGTATGGGATGGAACGATTCGTTTATTTCAACCTATGCGTCCTGTTCTATATGTTGGATTATATCCTCATCTGAAAAAGTTTTGTGAACAACGCGATTATATTTTAGAAGCACCTGCTGAGATTGGTGAAAAAGAAATTATTGAAGATGGTTATATTGAAGAACTTGCTGAATCTATTAATTGTAAATATAAACCTCGTGATTATCAAATAGAATATATTGAAAATGCGTTAAAGAATCGTAGGTCATTATCATTGTCTCCGACTTCATCAGGTAAGTCGTTAATCATTTATTTAATTCAGCAGCATTATTATCAAACATTTGGTTTAAGAACATTGATTATTGTTCCGACCATTTCCTTAGTACATCAAATGGCAGGTGACTTTACGGATTATGGTTGCCAAGATGACATATATACTATTCAAGGTGGTGTAGATAAAAATACAAAAGCACCTATTGTGATTTCTACATGGCAGTCATTAATCAAACAACCTAAGGATTGGTTCCGTCAATTTGGTTGTGTAATGGGAGATGAAGCCCATACCTTCCAAGCAAAGTCATTAACAAAAATTATGCATAACCTTGAGGACTGTCAATATCGTCATGGATTTACAGGTACACTAAAATCATCTGAAAGCAAAACTCATAGGTTAGTATTAGAAGGTTGCTTCGGAGAAGTTAAAAAAGTTGTATCCACAAAGAAACTTATGGACGAAGGAACGGTTGCTAATTTTGAGGTAAAAGCAATTGTTCTAAACCACAGCAACGAAGCAAAACAAAACTTTAAGAAAGCAATGGCAACAGTTAAAGAATCAGTTAAAAAGTGGCCTGCTGAAAGAGAGTTTATTGTTAACCACGAAAAGAGAAACAATTTTATACGGAATCTCGTTTGGTCTTTAAAGGACCAAAATAATTTGATTCTATTTGATTTAGTAGAGAAGCATGGTAAAGTACTTGCTCCTTTATTAGAAACAGAAGGACGTGAACTTCATTTCATATACGGAAATACAAAAGGAGAAGAACGTGAAAGAATTCGACATTTGGTTGAAAATGACCCTGACAAGAAACATAACATTCTTGCCTCATATGGAGTATTTAGTACCGGTGTTAATATACGTAGGCTTGACAATGTGATCTTTGCTTCTTCGAGCAAATCGGAGATTAAAGTATTACAGTCAATTGGTCGAAGCTTACGTAAAGCGGAGGACTCGCAGAAAGCGGTCCTCTATGATATTGCTGATGATTTGAGTGTTGGATCGTATGAGAATTATACGTTAAAACATTTTAAACAGAGGATTGAAATTTACTCCGCTGAGGAGTTCCCATTCAAAATCTTTACGATTGATATCTAACTTAAGATATACCTTTAAGCCTGATAAGTCTATTATACAAGGATTTTCTGGAATGTCAATAGTTTTTTTCAAAAAAATGAAAAAAGTTTTTATCTATTGACAAGTACGGCAACTTGGTATATAATAACAGTAATTTTTAAACAAGGAGAAATAGCTTGAGATGGCTAAGAAAAGAAACTATGTAAACAATAAGGACCTCCTTGCTGCATTGATTGATTATAGAGAAAGATGCACTGAGGCCGAGGAAAGTGGAGATACGAATCCACAAGTTCCAGAATATATCGGCAAATGTATTATGTTGATTGCACAAAGGTTGGCAACAAGACCAAACTTCAGTGGTTATATGTATAAAGATGAAATGATCTCAGACGGAATTGAGAACTGTCTTCAATATATACATAACTTTAACCCAGACAAATCGCAAAATCCTTTTGCCTATTTTACACAAATCATTTGGTATGCGTTCCTAAGACGTATTCACAAAGAGAAGAAGCAGATGTATATTAAATTCAAAGCATCACAAAAGCAGATGGCAGAGAACGAAGTATTTGATTCTGCTGGTGAACAAGTGTCAGGCAATCAGCTGCCTGATTACATCAATGAATTTATTGATGACTTCGAGAACAAACTTAAAAAGTAGAAAGATTATGAAATTAGTAGCAAGTACAGATCCTATCTTGAGAAAAGAATTGGGTGATGTTAATATTGAAGATCCTCAAATTGATTTAAAGGAATTGAAAGAACAGATGGTAGATGTAATGGTCTCAAAAAGAGGTCTGGGTCTATCAGCATGTCAAGTTGGATTGGACTATAAAGTTTTTATTATTGGGGAGAATAAAGAAAACGTTATGATGTTCGTAAATCCACAAGTCTTATCTGTATCAGAAGAAACTGAATTTGACGTTGAAGGCTGTTTAAGTTTCCCTGATGTATTTGTCAAGATGCATCGACCAAAGCAAGTAGAAGCAAAATGGTATGATGAGAATGGCGAATTACAAGAAGGTATGTTTGAAGGTTACACCGCAAGATGTTTCTTACATGAATTCGACCACCTCTACGGCGTGGTATATCGAGACAAGGTTTCAAGATTGAAGTGGGACCGAGCTCTCAAAAAGAAAGAAAAGA